GGGTATATCCCCCCCCTCCGTGAAAAAATTTTTCCCATTGTCAGAATATTCAGATTGCTTTAGTTCGCTAAAGTGCTAAAGTAAATTGACAGAATATTTGTAATGCTTTAGTTTATTAAAGCGGTGAAGTGATATGCAAAATATTCTAACAATTCAAATCACCACTAAAATAGATGTTAGAAAATTCTAACAATAAATATCAATGACCGGATAAATGTTAGAATATTCTAACAATAATTAACAAAATAATAGGTGGACATTCGCCCACCTAAGATACATATTATTTAATCATCAAATAAAGCAACCATTTTTCAACAATTCAACGATTTTATTTTTTTCATCGTTTGTTGCTGATGTATTCATTTTAATATCGTTGATTTTAAAGTAATTAGTGAGTGATTTAATCTCCATATATTCAACAACGTTTTTACCAAAATCATCAATAACATTATATGGAACATTATTTATAATACTTAAATAAGCATTAGTAATATCATTATTAATAGTGTTTAATGTTTGTAAGAAACTTGTTTCTGTTGTTCTCTGAATATAGGGTATGTGTTTGAAAATATTAGATGTTTCACTATGAATTAAACCACCAAGAGAACTAACTATGTTAAGAGTGCCACTACCATCATACAAGTCAACTATCACATTTAACTGTAATGTTTGGTTCATAACATTTTCAATAGGTAGTTCAATAACATTAAAAAATGGAACGTGCAAAATCGTTTTTGAATTAATATAATCGTAAACATTACCATAATTTTCATTAACAATTATTTTTCCTAAATTCAAATTATAAGTGTAACCATTTATTTGTGTAGCTGGAATTTGTGTATCATAAAACCCTAGAATAATATTTGCCTGTTCACTTAAAATATCCTCAATGTTGAAAGGTATGATATATAAATCAGTAATAAAACGTCCATAATCACTTTCAACACCGTTTGAATTATAATAGCGTTTCTTTGATAAAGAACTCAAAATATCATTATCAACTAAATATAAATGATTAAAAGTGCTTAAAGTTTCAACTTTTTTAATAGCGGATAAAGTAACTCTTGTGTTTCCAGCTATCAAATATGTTTTAGTTAAAACACTTTTTCCGTTACCTTCAATACTTGTTGTAACAGGTTGGATATATATACTTCCGTTTTCACCAAAGATATATCCACTATCAGCAGTAAATGTAAAAGTCGTAGTACCTTCTTTGAGTAATGTTTTACCTGTAAAATTCGACTTACAATTAGTCAAGGTTTCTTGATAAGTATAATATTGCGTAGCAGTTGCATTTACAACACAATCACCCGTTATATTAATCGTTAATGTTGCAATATTTTTATCATCGTTTAAAGTAAAATTAGTGACTGTTTCGCCAATTGTTAATGTGGGCACATCATCAAAAAAGCACATTTCAGAACAAGTTAAGGTTAATGTATTATCGCCTTCATCTATTTTATCATAAGTAAAATCAGATACACAATTAGTCAGATTTTGAGTTATGTTATACTGTTGTTTACCTGTATCAAATGAAAAGTTTATGTAGTTATAATCAGTGTAAACGCTACCGTCATTCTTAGTGATAAAATCACTTAACAACTTCAATGATTGGATATTTAATTTGAAATGACCATTTGGAAACGATGGAATTATACCAAATTTTTGTAAATCAGCAGTAACATCAGTTCTATTTAATGACAACCATTGAATACCAGTTATTTTTCTACCAGCTAAAGCAATTTCAAAACTGTCAGTATGTTCATTTTTTGATAAGCCACTCCAAAAAATATAACATTCGGAACTATCTAAACTATAAGTATCTGCATTAACAGGTTGGCTTACCCATGATAAATCAGAACCATTAATATCCACATTAGCATATTTATTATCTTTAATATACAATCTCAACCTATTAGCTGCCATTATAACCCTCCTAACGTAGACAAAATAATATTCTTTTCACTACTTAATGTTACATCACTTTTATAAATGTGTTCTTCAAAGTTTTCTAAGTTTTGATAATCTGAATTGTAGTATTTATTAAAAACAGTTTCTTGATTAATTGTTGCCCGACTATTTAAAATATCATCTTTGAAGCTCATTAAAACATCAACTTCTAAATGCAAGATATATATTTTATTAGGATAAATTTCAATATCATTTATAAAATAATAACGTTTAAACTTTTCAATAAAACAGTAATTATAATTAAAAAAAGTTTCACTTTTAATAGTCAAAACAGGTGTTAAAATACTACCTTCCATTTTAAATTTAATATCTTTTTCCAAAGCATTTTTTAACTCTTTTTGGATTTTATTATTAGGTGAGTTTGTGTTATAAAAAGTAATTTTCATAATAAAAAAGGACGGTTAAAAACCGTCCCTTCCTCCCTTCTTACTCAACAAAGAATACAACGAAATTTTCATTCAAATCATTGAAATAGCTGGCGTCAAATTTGTAGTAGTTGTTATAAAATTCAGCTTTAGCGTTATAGTTCGTAGTTACCCGTTTGCTGGTGTTGCATACACCTAAAGCGTCTCTATCGAACATTACGCCGATAACCCCGCTAACCTCTACATCAACACCACCAGCGGTTGCAATGTGAATATCAGAAGTCTTGCTAAAGCTATAATCAGTACCCGAACCTTGCCAATAAGGAACACGCTCAGCTGTTGGAAGTTTCACAAAATCATCGTGGAAAGTGTCCGAATTGAGATAAACATCAGCACTAGCGATAAAGTCGCTAAGTAAGATTGTGTGCAAGTATTCTTTAGAAGTGAAACGTTCTTTACCACCAACATTGAAAAGTGTTGAAATCTTAGAAAGTCTATCACGGTACAAACCAATGGTATAGCTAGCAAAACGAATAAAGTCGGGGTCGGTAATTGCCTGTTCAGCAGTCAAAGTTTTAGTGAATTTAGCATTATACAAGAAAAGCAAATTAACTGCTTTTACACCGCTTTTTGACGATAAGGCAACCAACTTTTTACCTGTACTATCCGTGCTATCAGCGTATTCATGGGCGATAGTTTCGCCAATCATATTATTGATAGTTCTCATAATCAAACTATCAACCTTGATACTCATTGACTTATCAATGGCATTGTAAATCATAGACAAGAAGCCGTTCAATTGCTCAGCACTTGAGAAACTCTCTTTTACCTGCATTTCAGTAAATGACATAGGCACTTCAAAAGTAACCTTTTTATTAAAGAATTTCGCACTAACAGAAGGTTTATAAAAAATATCCTGTTTATATTCCTGCTTATCAACCAAATTCCAACTCTCATTTTCGGTAGCTTCGGGAATATCTGCATTGATTTTTTCTAGTACACTTCCGAACTCCCAGCCGTCCATCAAAACAGAAGGTGCATTACCAGCGTATGGGCGATTAACGAAAATAACTTTTCCGATGTGATTTACCAAAGTCTTGACATAATTATCAACGGCATTTTGGTTGAAAATTTCAGTACCAATATCAATTACATTTGACAAATCCTCTTTGACTAAATCCTCTTGACCTAGCACCTCGTTAGTAACATTATTCATTAAAGTGTAAATCTGTTTTACTTCCATTTTTAATCATCCTCCACAACAATATTCATAGTCAGTAAATTATTAACATCTGTTATTATATTATCAAAGAAGTTATTTTTTTGCAAATACTTTACATAATCAATTTTATTCTTTATTTGTGCTGAATTATAACCATTGGTTGTGTAGGTTCTTTCAACGTCATTAGTGCCGTTATTTTCATTATTTTTTGTAGAAACTTCTTCATCTTTATTTGTATAATTTTCATCATCAAAAGCAGACACATTATTTTTTACGTTGTTATTTTCCGTTCCTGTTTCCGTGTTTTTCTCGGTTTTTTTCTCTGTATAAGTCGTTGAAAAATCGCCATTTTTTAACCAATTTTCTTTTAATAAATTATATTCAATATTCCAATTAAAAACAAACATACCAGCTATTATTTTAGCTATGTTATCATCGTCTAAATCCTCAGCCAACGAATTACAACTCCTGCTATGGTATTTATTTAACCACAACAAATTAAGACTTGCATTATCGAAAATATCAATCCAGCTAAACGCTTGATATTCATTAATTTTATCCCACAATAACGATTTATTAAATCTTTCATATAAGTTCATTTCAACACCTTCTAAATTTCATCTAAATATAAAACATTACCATCAAAATTTTTGCCTATTAAATGCAATTTGTCTGTATACTGCCACATATAACCTTTGAAATCATCGCTGGAATTATATTGTGCTGACCATATTGAACACCCTAATTTTTGCCAATCAACATAATTTGTTAGCCAATCTAGGTTGGCATAAACGCCACAATTTAAAGGTTTAATTTCATCTAAAAAGGCTTGGCAAATATTGGTAACATTTTCTTGCGTATACTCAAAACCGTTTTTTGCTTTATAGCTATCATTTTCAATATCAAAGAAGCAGGGTAATTCAAGCAACACACCGCTTTTTTCTATAATGCTTTTCATAGTTCTAGCTTCTTTGATAGCTTCATCAGAATTTAAAGCATAAGAGTAGTGATAAGCTCCACACTTAAAACCATTTTCTAAAGCATGATAAATATTGTCTAAAAACCTGCTATCAGTTGAAAACCCGAAACTAGAACGTATGATAGCAAATTTTAGGTTGCTGGTTTCTTTCAATCTTTGCCAATCAACATAACCGTTATTTTCAGATACATCTATACCATAAATCATTTTGAACACCCTCCTGTAATTTTATTATATCGTTCTTTCATAGTTCTGTTATACATCCCACTTATAATTCTATTATACCAGCGTTCATATTTATAATAATCATCTATCCAACCATATTTGTCGTTATCATCTAAAAGATGAAGAATTGAAATAATGTCTTTTTCTTCTTCTCTAAAATTTTTCAGTAAATCATAAAATTCAGCGTTTGGTTTATTAAGCGTTTTTATTCTTATTAGTTTTATGCTGACCTGCTGGAGTTCTGAAAGTTCTTCTACTAATTGTTCTAGTAAATCTCTTTCGCTTAAAACTTCTTGAATTAAATCAACATATTCATTATTTGTTATCATCTTTTTCATCCTCGTTTTCGTCTTTTTCATTGTTTTCATTTTCTTCATCTTTTATAGATTCTTTATTTTCATCATCTGTTGATTCATTATTTCCACTGTTTTCTTCTCTATCATCGCTTGATTCTTCTTCTCCATTTCCTCCATTTTCTTCATTATCTTGTAATGAATTTTCATCATTATCCGTGTTTCTAGTTCCACTATTTTCTTCTGCACTGTCTCCTCCATCAGTTTCAGCAGAAGTTTTTTTATCATCGTTTTCATTGTTTCCGCTCTCCAAATCTTTCATATCAATTTCATCATCCGTGTTGTGTACTGACATTCCATTTAAAGGTCGTAAGTCCCAGCTGGAATTAAATTCAACTTCTATGTTAGTACCAAACATTTCATTCACTTTTTCTAGTGCGTTTTTTCTGCATTTTAGCATATCATCAACAATCGGGTATAAACTCTCTGAATTGCTTTCAATTTCAGCAGACACTAAGCGTTCTTTTTTCAAGTTCGTATTAGCTTGTAAACCAACCTCGTTTAGCATAGACGATTTAAGATACTGGTTTTGCTTGATAAGTTCTTCTATAATCTTATTATCTGTTGAACTATCTTTTACATCTAAAGATTTCAAAAAAGCATTATCAGCAATGATACCCTGTTTACCGCTAACTATTTGTGATAAATACTCTTTTGCACTTGCTATTGTACCATCATCACTAGCACTCACTATTTTCTGTATACGGGTGTTATATGTAGCCAACACCATCGATATATCGTTTTCAACCAGCATTGAAGAATATCGCAAAATAATAGGTAAAAGCCCTTGCAAATTTGTATCATTTTTCATGATAATGCAATCTTTATCAATAACAAAATCCTTGCTAAGATTTAAAGCTGGATTTGCTACCGTACAAATTGTTGGTCGATAGTAAACATCCAATTCACCTCCTAACCCTCCTACAAAGGCATAGAGAGTGTTTTCATGCTTAGCTATACAAACATAGCCATTGCGTTGTAAAAACGATTCTAGCATATCAGCAGGGATTGATTCGGGCAGATTATGATATTTAAACATCGAGTTAGTCTTATTCAGATAGTTAAAAACATAAGTGTTTATATTTTTTGTTTTATCTTGATAGTTATAAAATTTGTCAAAAAGTTTATTTTTACTCATTAACATCACCTTCTCTTAATAACTTAGTAATTGCCAGTGTATTCCGTTCAATTACATCCCTTAGCTTACCTTCATTTTCACGGTATAAATTGTCTTGTTCCTGCATACGCTTTAAAAGCAGTAAACACATGGAAATTGGAAAACCAATTTGAGATATTGCTTGTGCATATTCCATTAGATACCTCCACAAATTTTAAGATAGTTAGTTATTGTGTTGCCAACATCGTTATTTTGAAAAAATACTTTTTCATGTGTAAAAAACCATTTAATTTTTTCACCAATACTTGTTGCTGGTTTTAATATATTTTTATTATAATTCATCTTTTCACTATCATCAAGCGTGTATACTAAATCATGACTTTCATCTTTTATTTCAGAAGTTTTTAAATGGATGAAAGTAATTAAATTACCATTTTTATAGTCAATAATTTCACACTGAAAAATCTGCTGTTCAAAAATAATGAAGTAGGTAAAAAGTATTTGCCTGTTATTATATTTTTTCGGTAAATGTGGAAAGATGCCTAATTCCCACACACCAGACTTAATCATGTTTAGTTTCGGGTTATCAAAAGCAAAATAAAAATTATTTTTCTTTTGTTTAGCTAAACTTGCACAGTATTCAACGGCAACCTTTAAATTGCTATCACCATAGCTATAAACATCGATAGTACCCTGTTTTTGTTTTTGTATATGTGATAATCCCATTTCAGCGAAATACGGAGAATATTTATTAACAGTGTTACCACACATGAAAATTTCAACGTTATCACGCTGGCGAATAATTGTGCTAAGAGTGTTCATAAACAGCACAAATTCATCAGCTAAATAAATATGTTTTGTTAAAAATTCATCGAAAAAAATTGTTGTGACTTTTGGATAAGAAATTGATTTATTATGTTCGTTTTCACTTAAAGCAAAAGTATAACCTATACAGTTTTCATCTGAATATATATGCTTACCGTTTTCATCAATATTTGATAAGTAAAATTTACCTGCATAATAATAGACTTCTGAAAACTCATTATTTGTTATTTTTTTAATTGTACCATCAACATTTAAAGCACTAAAAATCCCGCTTGCCCTACGTCCTATGACATCCTCTCTCCAGCGTCTGACAATAGCTATTTGACCTCCTGTTTTAACATATTTTTGAACGGAATATTTTAAAACTGAATATGTTTTGCCGTTACTTCTTTCACCGATTATCACATTATAAGTCGCTTTTTTCTTTAAAATTTCACGTAAACTATAATACTTCATTTTTTACACTTCCTTACTTAAAATACCCATCTGAACTTCATTCAAAAATGTTAAATATTTATCTGACATTGACAAGCTAAACTCACATTCTTCTAAGTGTATGCTAGACAAAGATTTAACAAAAACTCTGTTACCATCACAATCGGTTATACATTTTTCCATCACATCATCTATATATGTATGTGTGTTTTTACCTGTTTTATTAGCTGGAATATACATATTATTATTGAAAAAATTAAAAATATTTTTTTCTATATTTTCACATTTTTCTACGATATAATTCATACCAGCTTTTTTAGATAAACCAGCTAACGTTAAATAATATTTATCATCTTTTTTTACTAAATAACGCTTAGCACCTAACGTTTTAAATACATCATAAGTACCTTCAAAATCCCATACACCTATTAGTTTTTTTTCACCTTTTTTGGTTTTAGGTTCACATAATTTAAAATCAATATTCATGAAATCACACATTTTTTTGAGTTTCTTTTTTACGTTTTTATTATATTTATTTATAAAATTTTCATGTTTTTTTAGGTTTAAAAACTTGATACTGTCAGTATCTGAATAAACATAATCATCATAAATATTTAAAATTCCTGTCCATAGGTTAAATCTAGCATAAGCAGTTACCCACACACCCCACGGATAATAAAGAAAACGTCTTTTGCTGGTATTGTATTTTTCTACATTTTTTTCAATATCAGCTTTTTCAGTTTCCCAGACTTCTTCATTATATAAGATTTCATCCCTAACAATATCGGTAACACACATACCATATATTGAGTTAAGCATTTGCTTACTAACCATATATTCAGTTTCATAACCTTCTACACCTTTCAACGTTGTTTTTTTATTATACAAGTCTAAAATTGATTTAATTATTGCTTTTGGTAAATACGTCATATAAAAATCATAGATTTCATGTATTTCAAGACTTGAATAACTATAACATTCTTTAATAATTTTATAGTCTAAATCGGTTACAACTAAAGTTAAAAAGTCTGCTGAATGAACGCGACCATTATTAACTATTTGATTATGTGTGTTTTGGCATTTATGCTCGCTAATATAATCATCACATATTACTTTACTTTCAATATCGTGAAAAGTAATTTTCATCATTAAACCGTGATTTTCATTGTCAACCAGCGTTTCAAATTGTTCTTGTGTTAAATTTTCTAATTTTCTAGGTTCCGACATTGGAAATTTTTCAGATAGCATAACAAACGGGTAGCTGGAAGTAAAATCAATACTTGATACATTTTCTAGCTTTTTATTTACATAGTATGAGTTAGCGTGTGTATATCCACCAGCAAAACATTGTTTTAATAGTGAGTATTCATGAGAAGTTATAGTGAGTTCTTGCATTAAAGCTCGATAGCGATTAAATTTTCCAGCACTAGCTTTTTTATGTGATTTATTCGTATACAAGCAATTGTTTCTAACATAGTCTCTTACTCTGCCTGTATTTGTTAATGGTATTTTGCCTATATTGTTGTAAAATTGTTCCTTTTGTTCTGCTATATAATATAAAATTATTTTAACATCATTTTCACAATATTTGAGTTCTTTATCTGTTAATATTGTCTTTTCAGTGCGAACCAGCTTATAATCTAAATCGCCTACCATTTTTTCAATTGTATGTTCTGACAGGTTATCAGCGACCTTGGCTAGTGACATAGCTGAAAGGATATAAGTGTCTCTAAACTCAATACCATCAACAGTTAATGCTTTGATAGGTTTTCGTTCGTCTACTGAAAATACATTTAAAAAACTGAAATATTTACGCATAAATTGGAACTCGTAACCTAGATTATGTACCCATATTATACAACGTTTTTCTTCATTAGTACCGTATCCAGCAACGATTTCATTATATAGAGTTAAAAAATCGTTCCAACTTCTGCCGTAGCAAATTGTTTCGCGTGAAACATCATCCAGTTTGCCGAACGTCCACTCATACATAAAAGCAAATTTTTCATCATCTATATATGTAGAAGTCGTTTCAATATCGAAAGAAAAAATCGTGTTATAATATTTGACCATCTTTTTAATTCTAAAGTCGTAACAAGAAACTATTTTTTCGCTATTATTTTTTATTAATTCCTGCTCGTATTTAACCATAGTTATTTACCCATCATATCATTGATTTCATTGATTAATACATTCACTTTTTCGGTTGCGTCTTTAGTATCTTGAAAATCTATTTTACCTTTCCTTGTCAGCTGGTTGATAGCAACAAAAATCCTGTTATAGTCTAGTGCTTCTGCTTGTCTGTTACTACTCTCTAAATACTGTTTGGCTTTACTGGCTAATTCAAAAAATTTCGGGGATATTTCTCTCAATTCTCTAACCGTTTTATATTTCAGACCTACGTTTTTAGCAGTTTGTTTTAATATCAATGTTGCACCTCGAACGGTAGATGTTTTATCAGCCAAAAATTTTTTAATTCGTAAATATTCTCTATCTATCTCTTTGGCTGTTTTACCACGTACACCAAACCTTGATTCACTTTCCGTCCAACCACCCTCTCTATAAAGACCTTTATATGCTGGCGATGATTTTAGGTTGGCTTGTTCTAAGCGTTTCAAACGTTTGTTAGCTTTATTCATAAGTGATTGTATCTCACGTTTTTTAGCTAAAATCCGTTTCTTGTTTGCATTATCTCTTAATTGTTCTGCTTTACTAAGTTTACCGCTTTTACCTTTACTGCCACCTACCAGCTTGCTGGTTATCTTTAAAATCGTAGTTCCTATCATGATGTTCCCTCCTAAAAAAATAGTGTGCTATATGTTATTATAGCACACTTAGCAGGAATTAAAGACTTTATGAAATAGCTGAAACAGCGAAATAGCTAAAACCATTTCAACTATAAAGTATAACCAATGTTACGACACCTAAATTATTCTAAAATTAACAACTTCTCTTGGATAGATTAAGGGATAGTGATTTCGGTTCATCCCTTGCCTTATAAAAATGCTTCACGTGAAACATCTTATAAATCCTTAAATTTGATGGTGTGCCCTTCTTTATTATACTTCTTAGAGAAGAAACTTTCCACCGTGAAGCCAACCTTACCGTTGTTGACTGCTTCTATCATAGCAGGTGTTGCCAAAATCTGTTTGATGATACCTGTTAGGTGCTGGGGCAAAGACAACCAAAACAAGTTCTGACCTTCTTGCACGCCTAATACGCCGTGTTCGCCATACTTAGATTTCGGATTTACGAAACACGAAATCATGGTATACATGGTATCGGGTTTCATATCAACCAACTTCAAATAAACGGCGTTTTCGGGAGGTTCTACAGTGAAAACACTCTCGAAACTTTTATTCAGTTCTTCAAACATATTATCTCTCCTCGATTAACTTCTCTAAATAGGTTTTAATTTTTCCTTTAAATTCGTCTGTAAATTCATCAGCAGTTATATCAGCTTTTACACCGATATATTCAGCGTCAACAACCTTTACATTGTCGGGTGCTGAATGTTGAGCAATACGGCGAGAGATTCTCTCACCGACTACTAACCTGTTGCCAATAGATTTATTATCGGTAATTTCGGTTAGTACTGTACATGGAACTGTTATTTTCATTTTTGTCACCTCCTTACTACATTATTTATTATCTCAAATTTAAGGTTTTTTGTCAATAGTTTTTTAAAATAAATATTTTGCTTTAGTGTGCTAAAGTGGTAAGTTTACAGGTGAAAAAAACAAGGGCTTTCGCCTTGCTGGTTGTTAATCAGTGTAACGGTAACTATTATTATCTAAAAGGTGCACCAATGTAAATTTTTTATTTTTACTTTGAAAGTGATAGTAAATGATTAGAGGTTCTTGTTTAGGTGAAAGATATTGACTAATTGTTAATTTAAACCTACTGTCATTAGAAAAAAATTCTAACGTGCTAAAAAACTGTTTTTTAGTGATTATTGTTTCCATAATAATGACCTCCTGTTTTATGCTAAATGTTTTTTAACGTAGTTATTGTTTGTTACTTCAATATTACGACCACCTACCCATTTGCCGTTTTTCTTAAAAGCAACACAAACATCATTCCATAAAATATTTATATCGGATGTTTTCTTAGCATAGCGTGTCGCTTTTATCTTAGCACCTCTAACAGTGCTTGCTTTGATTGACCAGCAGACACAACCAACCATAGGTGTTATTTCTTCTACTGTAAATTCTATCATGGTAATACCTCCTATTATGTTTTAAGTGTTTTTGTTTTCTATGATTATATAATAACAGATTTTTTAAGTTTTTGTCAACAATATTTTAAATTTTTTATATTTATTTATTTTCAAAAATCAGTTGCATTTAAACACCTAATATGATATTATATAAGTATAGAAAAGGTTCTAAATTACAGGAGGTTATTATTATGGAAGTCGTGAATTTTATTGCTAATATTACAACCACCGATGGAGATAAGTGGAAAACAGGTTTCACCGCTAAAACTTGGCTAGGAGCTAAAAGACAAGTTAGTTCATTTTACCAAGATAAAGAGTTTTATACAGTTCTTTTAAACAAGGTAGGTACAAACGAATTTAGTTATAGAACTAAAGGTAAATGGTACGATTTAAACGTTGATAAATATTAAATAATGTGTATCCAAGGTGGACAAGTTCCACCTTTTATTTTGTTAATTATTGTTAGAATATTCTAACATTTATCCGGTCATTGATATTTATTGTTAGAATTTTCTAACATCTATTTTAGTGGTGATTTGAATTGTTAGAATATTTTGCATATCACTTCACCGCTTTAATAAACTAAAGCATTACAAATATTCTGTCAATTTACTTTAGCACTTTAGCGAACTAAAGCAATCTGAATATTCTGACAATGGGAAAAATTTTTTCACGGAGGGGGGGGATATACCC